ACTTTGATAACTATAACCAATCACATTCAACTGGCGGTGACTGGTTCTATGCTTCTAGAGAACCTGGTGAAATCAATAACAGTCTGAAAGTCTGTACTATTGATAACTTTGCTGACCAGACCATTGGTATTACCACTACTGATCCTGGTGCTGCTGGTGCCACAGTTGGTTTTGGTGTAACTGTTGCTCTTGACAATGTAGCAATCCCTGGTGCTGGTACAACATCCTCATTCAAAGGACATCTGAAGGGTATCATCACTGGTGTTACCACTGATTCCTCATCTGTAGAAGCAAGTTCATTTGATGTTAAGATTCTGAGTAGAGTATCTGCTGCTGCAACTGATAGCGGAACTGAATATTCTATCATCTATCAAACTGGAAGTCCTAGTCAGTCCATTGAGGCTGCTGATTCTATTACCTTTGTAAACAACTCTGGTATTAACACTGGTGGTGGTGGATCATCTCACGCTGAAGTTGCTGCTGCTACTGTCGTTGACTGGTATGATCAGCAAACTCTTGGTCTTACTAACTCAACCATCTTCTGGAACTCTCTTGCTCCTAGACCAGTAGACAACCAGTATGCTAAGGGCAAACTTGGCAAAAATGATGCCATGCATATTGCTGTTGTTGATGATACAGGAACAGTAACAGGTGTTAATGGACAGATTCTGGAAACCAGTTTGTTTGTATCTAAGGCACTTGATAGTGAGGAAGATGGAAATGCTCCAGTCAAGAACTACTACAAGAACTTCCTAGCAAATAACTCCCAGTTCATCTTTGCTGGTGCTAACGCAGGAACAACTGCTGATGTTCCTAATGGTGTATCTCCTCAGGCAGGTGGATTCTCCTCAGGATTTGCTAAAGTAACCACAGGTGATGGTGGTTGGAGCAAGAATGCTCAAGGTGTTACCTTCAATGTTCTTGGAAATGTAACTTACACCCTGCTTGGTGGTGAAGATTATGCTGCCACTGGTGGAATGGCTGGCGCACTTGGAGATTACCTGACTGGTTACAATCTCTTTGATAATGCTGATGAGATTTCTGTTGACTTCATTCTTGGTGGTGGATGTATGCCACTCAAACTTGAGCAGCAAGCAAAAGCAAATCTCTTGATCTCTATTGCTGATAAGAGAAAGGATTGTCAGGCAGTTGTCTCCCCACATAGAGATGATGTTGTTAATGTATCAAATGCTGATACCGCAACAAATAATGTTATTAACTTCTACTCACAAATCACTTCTTCTTCCTATGCTGTCTTTGACAGTGGGTTTAAGTATATGTTTGATAGATTTAATAATCAGTTTAGATACATTCCTTTGAATGGTGATATTGCTGGTGTGATGGCAAGAAACAATACTGTATTCCTGCCCTGGTTCTCTCCTGCTGGTCAGGTAAGAGGTGCTCTTAATAATGTTGTTAAGTTGGCATACAACCCCAACAAGGCACAAAGAGACTCCCTCTACAAGAATAGAATCAACCCAGTTATCAATCAACAGGCATCTGGAACTATTCTCTTTGGTGATAAGACTGGACTTGCTATTAAGTCTGCCTTTGATAGAATCAATGTTAGAAGATTGTTTATCACGGTTGAAAAGGCACTTGAGGGTGCTGCCAATGATCAACTCTTTGAACAGAATGATGCTGAAACCAGAGCAAACTTTATCAATATTGTTGAACCATTCTTGACTGATGTTCAATCACAGAGAGGTATTGAAGACTTCAGAGTAATCTGTGATGAAACAAATAACACACCTGATATTGTTGATAATAATGAGTTTAGAGCTGACATCTTCATTCAACCTGCAAGATCCATCAACTTTATAACTCTTACCTTTGTTGCTACAAGAGGTGGTACTAACTTCTTAGAAGTTACTGGTTCCTAATTTATAATCTAAGCAATAACACAACGAGGTAAAACTAATGGCAATCGCAACAAAAAATCTTAATCAGTTTAAGAATCAGTTGAGGGGCGGTGGTGCCCGCCCCAATCTATTTGAGGTATCTATTCCCGCATTTCCTGCAGGTGTAACAACTCAGGTAGCCTGGAACAAAAGCCAAAACAAGGATCTTAGATTCCTGTGTAAGGCAGCACAGTTGCCCGCATCCACTATTGCTGAGATTCCTGTCCCATTCAGGGGCAGAATCCTCAAAGTTGCTGGTGATAGAACCTTTGAACCCTGGACTATCACTATTATCAATGATGAGGACTTCAACCTCAGAACTGCTTTTGAAGAATGGATGAACCAGATCAATGACATCTCTCATGCAACTGGTCTGACTAATCCTGGATCTTATATGACCAATGCTTATGTTCAACAACTTGGCAGGGGTCACGCAGGAAGAAACACCAAAACTCAACCAAAGAATGGTGCTAATGGTGATTCAAAACAACTGGTGTTGAGATCTTACAGATTTAAGGATATCTTCCCAACTGAAGTATCTGCTATTGATCTGAGTTATGATTCAACAGACACCATTGAGGAGTTTACTGTTACCTTCCAGGTTCAAGATGTAAGACCTGGACTGAATGAAGATGGCAGAGGTGATGGTGCTGCTACAATCACACCTACACTCAAGTGATATTTTAAGTTGATAAATACTAGGAGCAAAGACTCCTAGTTTATAATAATGGCAAGATTATTTGGTTTCTCAATTGAAGATTCTGAGAAGCAACCACCAGGGCTAGTATCTCCTGTACCCCCCAATAACCAGGATGGGTCAGAGAACTATATTAGCTCTGGTTTTTTTGGCTCTTATGTAGACATTGAAGGGATTTATAAGAATGAGAATGATCTGATCAGAAGATACAGATCCATGTCATTGTATCCTGAATGTGATAGTGCAATTGAGGATATTGTAAATGAAGCAATTGTTTCTGATACAAATGATTCTCCAATAGAGATTGAACTTTCCAACTTGAATGCCAGTGATGGCATCAAGAAAATAATTAGAGAAGAGTTTAGATATATTCTTGACCTCCTTGATTTTGACACCAAGGCACATGAGATTTTTAGGAATTGGTATATTGATGGAAGACTGTACTACAATAAGGTCATTGATCAGAAGAAACCAGAAGATGGTATTAAAGAACTGAGATACATTGATGCATCTAAGATGCGTTATGTAAGACAGATTGTCAAAAAGAAAGGTGATGGAACATATCTAAAACAGCAGCAAGCTGCTGATGGATTTCAGTTCCCACCTATTGAAGAATACTTTGTCTATACTGATGGAGGTAAGCAGACTGGATATGGCACTCAGCAAAGGGCAGGTGGTGTAAAACTTACCAGGGATTCAATCTGCTATTGCACTTCAGGACTGGTGGATAGAAACAAGGGAGCAACACTCTCTTGGATGCACAAGGCAATCAAACCCCTTAATCAGTTGATGATGATTGAGGACTCCCTTGTTATCTACAGACTTTCAAGAGCACCTGAAAGAAGAATCTTCTACATTGATGTTGGTAACCTGCCCAAGGTAAAGGCAGAACAATACCTGCGTGATGTGATGATGCGTTATAGAAACAAGTTGGTATATGACTCCAACACTGGTGAGATCAGGGATGATAAGAAGCATATGTCCATGATGGAGGACTTCTGGTTGCCTAGAAGAGAAGGTGGCAGGGGCACTGAAATCACCACACTTCCTGGTGGTCAGAACCTTGGAGAGATCACTGACATCAACTACTTCCAACAGAAACTTTATAGATCCCTGAATGTTCCTGAAACCAGGATTCAGGGTGAGGGTGGTTTCTCACTGGGCAGATCATCTGAGATCCTGAGGGATGAGATCAAGTTCTCCAAGTTTGTTGGAAGAATGAGAAAGAGATTCACCCATATGTTCCAGGACCTTCTGAAGACACAACTCCTTCTGAAGAATGTATGTACCCCAGAAGATTGGGAGAAGATGTCTGACCATATTCAGTATGACTTCCTCTATGATAATCACTTTGCTGAACTCAAAGAGGCAGAACTTACTACTGAAAGACTCAATCTCGCTGCCCTTGCTGAACCATATGTTGGTAAGTATTACTCCAATGATTATGTAAGACGTAAGATTCTGAGACAGACTGATGTTGAGATTGATGAGCAGGATGCTCTGATTGAGAAGGAGATCAAGGATGGTGTTATCCCTGATCCTAGTCAGATGGAAGTTGATCCTGCAACTGGACAACCAATTCCAGGTGCCCCTGGTGATACGACAGGTGGTTTATTGGGTGCTACCCCCCAAGCACCAGAGGTGGATGAGACAAAGTTTGAAACACCCAAGGGTGGGGAAATATAAATAAAACATTGTAACCTATACAATATCTATACAACATGGACGAGTTAATGGATCTTTTGGTGAAAGATGAATCACCTAATCAAATCAGTGATGCTATTAAAGAGCTGCTATATGCTAAAACAGCAGAGAAAGTAACTGATGTAACACCTAAAATTTCAGGGTCACTTTTTAATGATGACCAACCTGAGGCATCTGTTGAGGTAGATGTTGAACAGGAGGTTGATACCGAAGTGAGTGCTGAGGTAGAACCAGAAGAAGAACAGGTCTAAATAGATATTAACAGGTAATTATAATTTAAGGAAATGAGTGCATTAAAACCAGTTGGCACAGGCCAAGTAATAACAACAGGGTCAGGTGCCGCAGCGGCATCATCAGCATTTAATCAACAGACTGATACTCTTAGGGTTGTTGCTGAGACTTCTGGATGTCATGTTGCTATTGGTGCTAACCCAACCGCCACCACTGCTGACGTTTATGTGGGCATCACTGGCAGTTCTGAAGAAATCAGTTTGGGACCTGTTGCTGCTCAAAGGGTTGTTGGCATCACAACTGGTGCTACGACAACAATTGATTTTCCAGAAGGAACAGGTTGTCCCTTTGCGGTAGGTGATGCTGTATCACTGACTGTAACTGGTCAAGCATATCATGACTTCTCTCACAAAACTATTGCTAGTATCAACAACACTGCTGGTCTTGATGGTTTCTTTGCCACAAGGGTGGTTGTAAACAACAACTCTTCTGGAGTTGTGACAGCATTTGATGCTCCTTATGCTGAGTTGAGAAGGTCATTGAAAGTTTCTGCTATTACAAATGCTGGTTCTGGCAAAGCATTCATCCAACAAGTTCAAGTCTCCTGAGGTCAAAAGTACAAATGAAACTAATCAGAGAAGAAATAGAAACTGTTGACTTCATTGTAGAAAGCGTTGGTGGTAAGAAGTCAATGTTTATTGAGGGTATCTTCCTCCAGGGAGACCTTCAAAACAGAAATGGTAGAATGTATCCTATGAGCGTCCTGAGAAAGGAAGTTCAAAGATATAATGAAAACCATGTGCAAGCAGGTAGAGCACTGGGAGAACTGGGTCATCCAGAAGGACCAACTGTAAACCTGGATAGGGTATCCCATAAAATTGTGTCACTCAAAGAGAGTGGTTCAAACTTTATTGGTAAGGCAAAACTCCTGACCACCCCTATGGGTAAGATTGCCTCTTCACTTA